TTCTCCTACTGCTCTATTTTTATCATCTTTATTTTGAGTTGTTGTTCTATCACTTAGTAAATACCATTTTTGTATATCTGTATTCGTTTTTACAACTACTTTTGCTATAATATTTGTTTCAAATTTTTCAACATAATTACTTATATCAGCAATTGTAGTATCAATTAATTGTACATTAGAATCTTGTTTATATATTTTTAATTTTATTCTTTGATTCTCATATACAAATTCAAGTACAATATTATAGTTTTGAGTACAATTAGTAACAAAAGTATGAAAGTTATATATACCATTCTCTGCATTTATAGATTTAGTTATTTTAGTATGTGTTTTTATTTCTACATCTAGCCATTTTATATTCAATAAATTATCTTCAGAATTAGTAAAATTATCATATATTTCTTTAGCAATAAAATCTTCAATTCCTACTGAACTTATTATTTTTTCATTTTCTACTATAATCTTTCTATCAAAAATATTTGAAATATATTTTAATGTAATTTTTCTTCGAAGTTCCCCATCTTCATTTTCTATATCTTGTATTTTTCCAATATAATCAGTTTTACCATCTCTTTGTAGAATTACAATATCGCCATTTTCTGCATTTACCTTTTTCATCACATTAAATATTGTATTTTGATTCGTTTCCTCGTCAATTACATATTCATAGTCCTCAAATTCTATGTAATCTTTTATCTCTAAATCTGATTTGTCTAAAAAATATACTAATGTTTCTTTTTGTACATTAGCTTTTTTTTCTTTTGACCAAATTTGTATTTTTTTATTTGATTCTTCTATATTTCCTAATAAATCTTCAAATACTACTTCAGCATTATATACCCCACCAACTTCTGGAGCTTCTATTTCTATTTCATAGAATCCACTTTGTGAATTATAAATTAATTCATACTCTTTATTGTTAAATTTTGCTTTTACTCCCATACTACACCGCCTTGTATTGAGGAAATACAGTTACTTTAGCATTTGTTATATCATTATCTGCAACTAATCTTATTTCTGAGGAACCAATAGGTAATTTAAAAACATTAGGTTTTGTTATATCTATATATTTATTTTTCCATAAATTTTCTTTTGTTCCATCAGCATTTTGTTTTTGAATATATATATCACCTGTTTTGCTACTATATAATAATTTTTCATATTCTTTTATAGTTATTGGGATTTTTATACTTGCAAACTCTTCGTTATCAATAAAAATTGATACACCTGGATTCTGAACAAAACCATTTATTTCTATCTGAATCGGAGCATCAATATGTCCTTTGTTATTGAATTGTATTGATCTCGAATTATAATCTATATATCTGCTATTCCATCTATATGAATACCTCATTTCATCTTCATAAGATTCTATTTTAAATATAATCTCGTTTTTTTCATACCATAAAGATTTACTTGAAAATTCAACAGGACAAGCTAGCCATTTTCCATTTTTTTCTGTCTTATCTAATTTTATTATAGTTACATCTCTATAAAAAGTTTTTTCTTCTAATTCAAAAGGTATAATATATAACCATTTTAAGCTTTGAGAGCTTTCAATATAATCTATAAATTCTTTTATTTTATCATAAGATTTGAAATATAAAGTTCCACTAGGCTTTTGCTGTTCGATTTTTCTATTATTTTCTATGAACTCATATCCTAATTGTACAAAATCTATATTATATGAATATCCTAAATTTGTTGGAGATGTAAGAAAACATCCTTCATTTAAATTATCCATTCTAAACTGCTGACCTTTTTCATTTTCTAACAAAAACTTTCTTACTTTCATTTTTTACATCTCCTTATTAATATATCTCTCCTAATTTATTATTAACAGACGTTATAACAAATCTTCCAGCTACATCTTTATCTATAACTATTTTAGCATTAAGATTTTTCACTGCTGTTATAAATGCTTTGGTTATATTTTCTAAATTCAAATTTTCTGTGCCTACTCCATTGCTTATATTTGTTATTGATTTGACATCAAATTCTCGTGGAATTGATTCAGACATTTCTTGTGATACATCTTTCATTGTATTTGCAAAACCATCTCCTAGCCCTAGAGCAAGATTAGTTCCAATTTCATCTTTGAATACTTTTGATGGAGAATGTATTCCAAAAAATCCTTTTATTCCTCCTAAAATATTTTTACACCATTCTTTTAATTTACCTAATAACCAATCTTTTGCATTTTTTATTCCTTCCCAAATACCTGATACCAAATTTTTCCCAACTTCATGCATATTTGAAAAATAATTTGCAAATCCATTTACTAACGAACTTATAATTTGAGGAATTTTACTAATTAATTGCGGAATTGATTTTACTATTCCTTGTCCTAACTTACTCATCAATAAAATTCCAGCTTCTATTATTTTAGGTAAATTATTCGTTATTGCTATTATCAATTTATCTATAATAACAGGAATCTTATCAATTAATTGTGGTAATGCATTTATTAATCCTTCTGCTAATCCAATTATAAGTTGTATCCCTGCATCAATTATCATATCAATATTATCCAATAATGAATTAACTATTGTAATAACCGTTTCCACCATTTGTGGTACTAAAGTTGGTAACTGCTGTGCAAGCCCCTGTACTAATGCAACAATTATTTGTATTCCACCGTCAATTATTTGTGGCAACATATCAATTAAAGTTGTTAATAATGTACTTATTATCTGATTTACGCTCTCCATAATTGCAGGCAAGTTTGTAATAATACCTTGTACTAATGTGTTTAATATTTGAACACCAGAATTCAATAATGTTGGCAAATTTTCGTTTATTTTAGAAATAATCTCTGGTAGTACCTCTGTAATACCATTTGCAATCTCTTGAACTCGTGACAATATATTTTGACCTGCTATCATCACGCTATCTACTAAGTTATTTACTAAATTTCTTATATTTTCAGTGTTTCCTGTTGCAATTCCTGTCAACATATTTTGCCATGCTGATTTCATTGCTGATACAGACCCTTGAATAGTTGTATTTGCTTCTAATGCTGTTGTACCTGTTATCCCTAGTTCACCTTGAATTATATGTATTGCTTGATATACATCATTCAAATTACTTATATCATATTTAATTCCAGTAACTTTTTCTGCGTCTGAAAGCAATCTTTCCATTTCAGATTTTGTTCCACCATATCCAAGCTTTAAATTATCTAGCATCGTATAATTTTGCTTTGCAAATCCTTGATAAGCATTTTGAATACTAGCCATATCAGTTCCCATTTTGTTTGCATTATCAGCCATATCTGTTACAGCCATATTTCCAACTTCTGCTACTTTAGCTGTGTCTCCATTCAGTGATTGAATCAAACTAGCACTAAACCCTGTTATTGTTTCCATGTAATCATTTGCAGACAATCCCGCTGTTTTGTATGCATTATTTGCATAATTTTCAACTGTATTAGCATTGTCTTTAAATAATGTTTCAACACCACCTATAAGTTGCTCATAATCTGCATAACTATCTAACGCATCTTTTCCAACACTTAATAATGCTGAACCAACTTGTTTAACGGCTCCTACTACTGATTTCAAACCACTTGTAATAAAATCACCTAAAACATTTGCTTTAAGTAAATCACCAAATTTTATTGCCCCTTGTCCAACATCATCAAAACCATCTTTTAATTCGTCTAACCCTTTATTGCTTTTATCCGTAGCATTTTCCATTTGTATTAATTGTGTTTCTGTATTATTAAGTTGCGTTTTAAAAGTCCTTAATTGATTTTCTGCATTTCCTAATTTAGTTCTATATTCTGATGCCTCTTTACTATTTTCTCCATATTGTTCCTCTACTTGTGCTAATTTATTTTGATATTCACTATATTCTTTAGTCATTTGAGCTATAAGTATTTTTAAATCTGTTATTTTATTTTTCTGTTCTTGTATAGCGGTATTCATGTTGCTATATGCTGTTTTTGTTTCTTTTACAGTTTTATCTCCAGATGAGAATTGTGTATTTGCTAATTTTAATTCACTTGAAACTTCTCTTAAATTAGTTGTTATATCTCTTAATGCTTTTCTATATTCACTTTCTCCAGTTAATTTAACTGTTCCTCCAAAACTTGATGCCATCTTTTCACCTTCTTTATTTATAAAATCTATATAATAAAGAAAGGTATTGGGTAACTACTTCACTAACTCTGTATGTGCATGTTCCTCACTCTTTTCTTTTTGTATTCGTATTTTATTTTTGCATCTTGTGCATTTTATTTCTCCATCAATGTGATTTATAAAAATCAGAGTTTGTCCACATTGAGGACATTTAATTTTTTCCATCTTATTCATCGCTAAACATCTCCCCTTGATGATTTATTTTTTCTTCTATTTCTTCATATGTTATTTTCTTTAATTTAAAATCATAATTGTTTTTATAATGTTTATATAATCTTGAAAACTTAACTAAAGTCATTCTCCCTACTTCTTTTTCGCTAAAACCTAGCAAACAATGTCCTATAAATAAAATCCACGAGAAATCAATAATAAACTCTTCATCCTCGTGGATTACACGTTTTTTTCTTCGTCGTTTTTGTCTTTAGTAGACTCAATTACTGTTTCTTGAACTTTATTTGTCATTTGAGCTATTCCTATTTCTGTTATAAGTCTGCCAACTTGTTTTGGTGTTAAAAACTCTCTTTTGTTTTCTAAATTTTCATTTTCAATATCTATTCCCTCATTAATCATTTCAGTTATTCCAAATTTTAATGCTCCAATATTAGGTTCTCTATCTTTTCTATCAGTCATATCTCCCCATTTTTCATATGAGCCGTATTTATCTTGTATTTTTTCAATTACATTCATCGTAAAAGCCAATGGATACTCTATATTTCCATTTTTAAAATGTTTTATAGTATTTATCATTTTTACCTCCCAAAGTAAAATGGTAGGCTATTATTATAACCTACCTCTACTTGAATAATTTTATTTTGATGGTGTTAAAAGTGTATCTAGATATGTTTGTGCTTCTTTTAATGTTTCAAATGTTTTCATTTTTCTCCAAGTTCCAACTTTCATACCATTTATTTCTTCTTCTAACTCTTTTAGATCCGCTTCAATAGATACTGTATTGTATTCTATTGATTCTCCTTTTGTCTTTCTATCTGCAGTTACCTTTGTTATTTGAATACGTGGTAAAAATTCCACTTTATAACTTTTTACTCCTTTATATATTTTTGTAACTATATGTCCATATCCAATTTCTGGAGCTACATCGTTTGAATTGTCTATTACTTCTTTTTCAGTATATTCACATCCTTTTATTTCAGCATATGTTTCATCTGTTACATCATCAACTGTTATGTTTACAGTTCCTCCTTTAAATGATGAATCATTTTCTGCTTCTTTGTCGTCTGCATATAGTTTTGTACTATTTTTTTCTGGATTCGGTTTTGCGTCAATTAATCTTCCTAAAATTGGTACTATTGAATCTTTTTTTAATTCTTCATATTTTTTTGTAGTATAATTTATTTTATTATATTTAGCTGTTCTTAATCCTATACTAGCCATTTATATACCTACCTTTCTTAAAAGAACATGTTCTATGATATAGTCCTGTTTCTTTTTCAAAAAACTCTTGACTATCACCATCCCATGTCCAATCATTTTCTTTCATTTTATTTTTTATTAAACTCATTATTTTTAAATAATTGCTATCACTATAAATATCTATATCAATAGTAACTTCACTGTCTGTAATTTCATCATCACTTGAAAATGCTGGTTCTTCATCTATTATTGTCCAAACAACATAAGTTTTCTTATTTCCTTTATAGTTTAAATGTGCAACTGGAACATCTAATTTTAATATTTTCTTTATCTCGCTTTCCATAACCTACTCCTTTGGCAAATATTTTTCCTGAACTTTTTTCATTTCCGCTTCTATTTCTGCTTTTCTAAATGATTTACGCATAAATGGATGTTTCTTTACTGTTGATGTTCCGTGTTCAAAAACATTTCCAACAAGTGGTGCTGGTGTCGTTACTCCTCTTTTATTCTTGAAATATCCATATAGACCAACTTTAGTATTTATTCCTCCATCACTTGGGGTTTTATATACTTTTGTTATTTTTAAGCACTTCATTATATTAGAATTTTTAAAAGAAGCTGGAACATTTTTAAGTACATTTTTATATACATTTTCTGCTCCTGCCTTTGTCATTTCTCCTATCATTTTTTCACTATCTTGGTCTAATTCTTGAAACATCTTTATTAAATCATTTGGTAGTTCTTCTTTAAATCTTGCCATTATTTCGTCACTCTTTTACATTGCATTTCAAGTTCAATATTTGCCTCATCTACATTATTTAAATATTCAACAGTATAAATTTTATCTTTATATTTTACATATACATCTCTGTTTGAATTGTAATATGCATCTTCTACTTTTTTTGAATATCTAATAGTAAAATTAGTATAAGCTTTTTCAAAATCAGAACCATTCGCAATCAAAGTATAACCTTTTGTTGTTTTTACTTTAGATAAAGGTTCAAGGATAATAACTTCATTTTTTGCAGCAAATCCATCATTATCCTCCACTTCTTCAATTTGATATATAGATATTTTTTTGTTATAATCACCCGCATTTATCATAAATTATTCCTCGTGTGCATATCAAGAATAGTTTTTACAGTATTGTTTATATTTTTACCATCGACATACATGACTCTATTATCATACATGTCTTGACATAGAACATAAACAACAATGATAAAGTCCGAATATGTATCAAGTGTTTCCTCTTCTTTATCATCGGACATTTGCGGTATTCCTGTATAATTTTCAATATAATTTTTAGCAATATTTAAAAATAGTTCAATGTTTTTATTATCTTCTTCACTAACTTCTGATAATCTCAAATAGTTAACTATATCTTTTACAGTAATTTCACTTACTTTCATTGTTTGTCCTCCTTTTAGGAAGTCTATTTAGATGCTGGGTCTGTTGCACCAGATACTGCAACAGCTATTTTTTGTGTGTTTTCTACTTTAGCATCTAATTCAGAATATCCAACAACTCCTATTGCGTGTTGTGTTGCAAATTTTTCTAACAATATTTGTATTTCCATTGATTCTGATTCTTTAATTGCAAGTCCAGAAAAATCTCCGTAAAATATAACTGGTTTTGATGCTGTTCCTAATTTTTCTGCTTTTTCAGAACAATAAACAGGCTTTCCTAATAATTCATAATCCCATTTTTCATTAAAAGCTCTGTTTAAAATATAATTTCCATCACTATCTTTTAATTTTCTTATTTTCTTTCTTGTATCTCTATTCATAATCCAATAAGCTTTAGTTTGAAACACATCTGGAACAGATTCTTGAATATCAATTAATTCATCTGCACTTAAAGAAGATTTTGCTGCTAATATTACTTTCATATTTTTCGAATCATAAGAACCAGCAATTCCTAAAATTTTATTAGATGTTCCATTTAACATTTCTCCTTCATAGAATAATTTAAACTTCTCAGCCATTTTGTTTACAACATATTCTACTAATTTAAAATCGTTATTATTTAATAATGATTTTGATATTTTTGTTAATGCTCCAATTAAGAATCCTGTCAATTCAACTGTTATAAACTTTCCAGTATGTGAAACTAATTCATCAAATTCTGTAGCATAAGCAACTGTTACATCATCTGTAGTATCATCGTATTTTGGAATAGCTAATGTTCCTTTTGCATCATATTTAGTTGCACTTGCATAAAGTGGTGATATTTCATTTACTCTATCAATAACTTTTTGTGCAATTGTTTTTGGTATTATTGAACCATTATCTCCTTTTGTCAATTGTGTTTCAGCATTTTGTGGAACGCCATTCACATAGTTTCTTAAAAATGCAGCAAAAGCTTTAACATCTTTTTCTTCTTGTGTTAATTCTTTTTCTCCTTCTATTTTTGTGCATTCCATTTTATTAATTTTATCACATCTATCTAATGTTGCATCAATGTTTTTGATTTCTTTTTCTACGTCATCAAAGTTTTTGATTTCTTCATCATTCATAGCTCTGTTTTCAATTTTAGCTTTATTTAAAATTTCTTCCATTTTTGATTGTAACTCGTTTCTTTTTTCTTTTAATTGTTTTTCATTCATTTTTTTACCTTCCTTTTTTTAAATTTTTATAAAAATAAAAAAACAACTAACTTAATAGCTGTTTTCGTTATTTTTTGATATTAAATAGTCTTTTCTCAAAATCAGAATAATCCAATTTTGGTTCTTCTGCTTTTTTAATCATATTTTTAAATTCTTTTGGTACATTCTTGTAATTTTTAAACAGATTAGAAGCACATGCAGCAACTTGTTTTTGTTCTTTTATTAGATTTACATCAAATGTATCTTCTATTTCTTTTGCACCCAACCAACTTTCTGCATTTATTAATTCTTTTATTTTTTCTTCATCAACTTTTGCTTTTTTTGCATAAAGTGGTATCATTGTACTATTTTCAATCGTATTTAAAACATCTATACATTTTTGAAAATCTAATGCATTTCCATAACAAATATTGATTGGTTTATGTATCATTACTACTGAATTTTCGTAAATATTTACATCATCACCCATCATCAAAATAAATGTACCTGCACTAGCACATAATCCATCTACATATGTATGAATTTTAGTTCCAGAATCTTTTAACCTCTGTAACATACTACATATTGTAGTTGCAACAAATACTTCCCCACCTGGTGTGTTCATAAATATATTTAAGTCTGATATTTTTCCTAAATTATCTAATTCTTCTTTAAAGCTTTGTAAACCAACTAAATTATTATCTTTTTCACCTGTCCACCAATCAGTATCGTCTGTTACTATTTCACCATAAATATATAGATCAGCACTTGTATTAGGTATTATATTTTTTATTTCATAAAACTTATTCTTCAAATTGCTCACCTCCTTCCACATTTATATTTTTATTGTTTGTATATTCACCATTATTTACTTCTTTAACTTCTCCCATTTTTACCATTTTATTTGTATTTGGTGTATATATTTGCATCGTATTTGGATCAAATAATACATCTCCAAGTCCTAGATTAATCATATCTAGTCCTTCAAGTGCATCATCTCCCTCCAGGTATCTTATTTCATTTCTTGTTTTAAAACCTGCTTCTATCGCTATTTTGTATGCTTCGTATCTTTCCTTTAAGCTACATTTAATTAGTTCACTATAATCTGGTGCAAAATAATAATCATCTTTTTCTTTTTCAAGTAAAAGTTCTCTATTTAAAGCAGTACAAAAAGCTATTGCAATTGGCATAATTGTATTTTTTAAAAATTCATCATGTGTTTTTCCTATATGAAATATTTCCTTAATCTCATCACTAAACGTTTTATTTTTTTCATTCAACTGATTTTCAACGGATGTATTAGAAGCTTCTTGAAATTCCATTCCATCATTTAAAATAACGCAACTAGAATTTCCTGAAAAATATTCACTCCAAGCCTTTTTTAATTCTTTCATTCCTCTTTCATCTAAATGTTTTGAAGATTTTAAAAATCCCTTTTTATTTCCACCAGTTCGCATTAAATCTAATTCATATAATATTCTTTTATATGCAGTTTCTAGAGTTTTATTTATTTCCTTTACATATCCTGTTCCATAAGCTCCATTTTTAGTATTTCTAAGCAATTTAATAAAATTATATGGTCTATAATTGTTCCCATCTATTAATATATTATAATTTTTAAATATAGCATCTGTATTTCTTTCAAATAAAACTTTCTTTTCCTCTACATAATTTAATCCTATAATTTTATTGCCTTTTTTATTTATGTAAGCATATCCTCCTTTTCCTAAAAGATAATCTTCGACTAATGCTTTTTTAAATTGAAAACCATCTAATGTATCTTTTGTATCAAAATTTATAATTTTTACTCTATCATCTTCTACTTCTGATGTTTGTTTTTTCCCATCTTTAATGTTCTTTTTGTATAATTTAAATGGTATCATTGCAAAAGAATCACAAATTAATCCTACTGCACTTGAAACAGCTGGTATCATTAGTACCTTTTCTCTAGTAATTTCTTCACCTTGAATCAAAGCTTTCAATAAAGTATCATCAACAATTTCTTGATTTTCTTCTACTAACTGCCTATATGTTTTATTTGTTATTTTTTTCTTAACCTTATCAATAAAATTCATTTTTTCACCTCCTAAAAGCTCTGGCATATAAAGTTATCTTCATTTAATATTTCTTGTTGCAATAAATAAATTGCTATAATTGTACTTACAACCATGTCAACCTTTCCATTAGATTTTTTCTTATTAACATATTTATTTAAATTAGTATCTTCTGTGCATCTTGCATTTTGAAAATTTATTTCATACAATCTATCGCCATCATAGCTGAATTTTCTTTGTAAAATGCTTTCCTGTAAAAACTTTGTCGGTGGATGCAATACACTTGAATGTTGTTTGACTTCAACAGTCTCATATCCTGCCTCTTGTAATTTATTTGCAGTAGAAACACAATTATACCTATCATATCCTATTTGAACTATATGAACTCCATATTTTTCTTCCAAATTCATTATAAATTTTTCCACAAAACTATATGATATAATTTCTTCACCACAAGCAAAACAACTTCCTTCTTGAATGAATCTTTTATAGTCTGTTCTTTCGCGTTTATTTTTTTCTTCAATTCGGTCTGCAGGAATGAATGCCCATGATTTTGCATAAATCATTCCATCTTCCATAGTCACCATAGAAACTGATGTATTATCATTTGTCATTGCTAAATCCAATCCTAAATAAACATTTCTTCCATTCCAATCGAATATTCCTCTTGTATTCTTACATTTTCTTAACTTATCAATAAAAACAAAAGCCTCTCCACTATTAGATGGTACAAAATAATTCATATTTTTCGTTAAATATTCCGTTCTTTCTTCTGGTTTAGCAAGTGCTTGTTTTCTGTTATCTCTTATTTCTTCATAATTTTCTTCAATTCTAAGTGGATTAGCCATTTGCAATCCTATGTCATCCCATAAATGTTCTTCTGTTGCATAATAAACTAAAGCAAATAATCTTTCATTTTCTTCTAATCCTTTATAAATTTTCTTTAAATAATCTAATTCTGCTAACATCGGACTTTTATCTTCCGCGTATGCTGATGTTAATCTAAACATTAATGGGTTTCTTACACTTAATTGCCCTGTTTTCATTGCTCCAACATTTGAAATATCTTTCATCGCACCAAACTCGTCTGCAATAAACGCAGATGGATGAATTGAGTTATTTCTGTTTGCCTCTGCTGTACGAGGTTGATAAAATGAATGTGTTATTGTACATTCAAGTCTTCCACTTAAAGTTTTTGGTATTTTAAAATATTCTGCTACTGCTGGACTCATCTCTAAAATTTGCGATATTGCTTTTTTTACTTCTCCTGCTAAATCCCTATCAAGACATATAGAGTAAAATTCTGAATATTCATCTTCTGTAAGCATTAATATTATAAATATTAGTGCTGCTAAAAAAGTTTTTGCATTCTTCCTTGGTATAAATAAATCTACTTCTCTGTATCTGAATTTATTAGAATCCGATTTATGTTTCCATCCAAAAATATTAGCAACAAAAAAAGCTTGGAAATTTTCCAAACCATCATATATGCTTTTTCCTACTACATTTAATCCAGTAGCAAAATTTAATAATTTTAATATCCCCTCAATTATACTAATTTTTTTGGTATCAAAATAATATGGATAATAATCATTGTTTTGCTTTTCTAAATCTTCTAAAAACCACTTGCATTGCGTTTCAACTTCAAATGTTGTTATTTCTTTACCACTTATGCAATCTTGAGCATATTCTTTTGCTTTTTCTAATAACATTATGCTTCACCTCTTAAAACTCTTAAAAGTGGATTTTCCTCTTTTGAATTGTCTTTCTTTGGAATACTCCTTAATGCCGAAGCTATAGTCATAACATTTTCTTTTTCTATATCCAATAACATTTTTCTTTTAGAAACAATTTGCTTGTCAATTGACAACATTGAACTCATCATTTTAGATAGTGATTTAGCATATTCTAATTTATAATCAATTATTTCATCAACATTATTTCTATCCTTTAATTCTGTAATTAAATTTTTTTCTTCTTCTCTTAATTCAGATATTAACTTATAACATTCTTCCCTTCTTTCTTCTAAATCAGAACATTCTGCTTGAAGTAAACAATATCTATTTATAACCGCTTCATAAATTGCATCGTTTTTATCTATATTTTTTAATATTTTTTGCACTCTTTTAAATTCCTTATGAGCTACTTTGTTTTGTCTTACTTCTTTTCTTTCTTTAAGTTCTATATCTGTACTTAATGATTTCTCTCCTTCTTCTCTCCTCTTAAGTTCAGCTTTTGTCCTATGTGACTTTTTTTCTGATGTTAATATCTTAAACGGCTTTGTTGGTGTTGGCATATTGTTCATCTCCTTTTTATATTATTGATTTATGTTGATGTGGGAATTTTTTTTAAGCGAAGGTATGCAGTAGGTGTAAAAATTTATTTTTATTTTTTGTCTTTGGTGATAGGGGGGGATTGTTTATCCACTTGGATGTACTCCTAGTTCGATTGATGGACAAGTACTTCCTTTCATTTTATTTTTAGCAAATCTTTTATTAAGTGTATGTGTGCAATACTCCTCCTTGCAATTACTTTTACTGCATTCATAGTTATTATCTTTATCACATTCGTAAGCTATTCTTATATCTCCATTTTCATATTCATATATTTCTGCTTTATATATTCCAACAATTCTATTCATAACTTTTGCTTTCCTGTTCATTTATTATTTTTTGCACTACTTCTCTTGGTATTTTTTTACTCTCACATAACTCATGATGATAATCACATACTGTTAATAAGTTATCATTATCTAATCTTTTATTATAATCTTCATTTATTGGTATATTATGATGTACACTTAAGTTGCTTGTATTGTATTTGTTTTCGGTATTATATAATTCTCTAATACATATCTGGCACAAATATAGATCTCTTTTCTTTATTTCTTCTCTTTTTCTTTGCCATAATCTTGTCCATCTAAATTTGTCCGCTTCTGTTACCTCTTTTTTTCTGTTTGGCTTTTCTTTGCATATATATTTACTATCATGTATCTTACTACAATATTGACAACTCTTTAACATTGATTATCATCTCTATTATTTATTACTTTTGCACAATCCACTACTATTTCTACACTTTTCTTTAATATTGCATATATAATTGCCACACTTATCATTCCACATAATATAGTCACTGGACTTAATATAATTAATAGCATAATCTTTAACATTTTTCTTCACTCCTTTTAAGTAAAAAGAATTTGTAATATTTTTTCTATTTTAGCAATTTGCTTTTTCTTTATTCTTTTATTTTTGGTTTTTCTATATATTTGTATATATTTATATATTTTTGACCAGTTTTTAAATAGTATTTCTTTTACTTTTTCATATATTTGCATTATCGTTTTCATTACTGACTTAACCACTTCTATTATTTGTTTCTTTATGTTCTCTATTTGTTCTTCCGTTATTGCGTTTTCCATTTCCATCACCTCTATATCTAAAACAATAATTAATTCTATTGCACAGTTCACATTTTTTCTTCATACATTTTGACCAATTAATTCCATCTTTTTTCTTCATAAGTTTTGACCTTTCTTTTGCTTTATAACAAAAAAAAGAACTCACTAGAAAAGTTCTTTTTTACACAATTTTCGAAACTAAAAAATAAAAGGAGTTTTACATAGCAATCTTAAGGAATACTAACATATCTAGTATATATTAGTATAAATTATAAAAGAGCAAATATAAATCTGCTCTCTCACACAAACAATTAATCAGTATTTCTTGCAAATACTTTTTAACTATTACTATTATACTATATGTTTTTATATAAAACTACGACATCTTTATGACATTTTTACGACATTTTATAAATTTAGCATTTTCTCTGTTGCTTTTTCTATTATTCTTTGAATATGTCTATTACTTCTTGTTTGATTAAATAATCTAAAATATAAATTGTTTCCAATATCTTCTGCTGTTCTTCCATCTATATAATAAGCCACTAAGATTTCTCTTTCTTTGTATTTTAAACTCTCTAATCTATCATCTATTAGATCTACTTTTTCTCTCAACTTTCTAACGTCCGCTTCTAATTCTTCTATTTTTTCTTTAGCAACTTCTTTCTTTGTTTCGTTTTCTTCTATTTTTTTCAATACTTTATTACTTATTTGATTTTTACTATGTATATCTTGATTAATTCCAAAACTTGATGTAATACTTGTTTCTACATCTATTTCTTTTAATTTTATCCTATTATTTTTTAGTTCTTTTAACTTAATATTCAATTTTGCTTTGTTCTCTTTATAATCTCTTAATAATTCTATTAATTCTTCTTTACTCATTTGTTCCTCCTTAAAATTTTACTTTTTCTACATTCAAATCTGCTTTTGGTGGTTTTATAATTTCTTTTACTAATCCTAAATCATGTGTTTTAAAACATTCTTTACAGTGTGTTATCATGTCTTCATACATTACAAAATTAGGATATTCTTTTACAAATATGTACTCATGATTATTTTTACTTATTATTTTGGGTATTCTCATTTGTATCACTCCGCTTCTTTTTATATTTTTAGTTATACAAATTAATCATTATTTTCTATTAATTCTATGTCTTTTATTAATTTTGTACCAAAATCTTTATAAGTTTCATATCCACCTTTATGTCCTGATATTATCCAAAGCTCTTTATACATGTTACTTTTCAATTTTTCTACTAGCTCCTTATCTGTTATGTAACAATAAAAAGTATCTTTTTCAATATTATAATTTGTAATGATACCATTTTGTGTAGGAGTATTAGTTAAATACTCAACCTCTACTTTGTAATATGTTTTCAATAAATCCTGTTCTTGTGTTACTGCTGTTATTCTTGCTTTATCTCTATCATTGCTTTCTATGTAATTTATATATCCATGTACACTCCCAATGATTATTGGCATTACAAATAACATTATTAAAAAACCAAATACTCCTAATACTCCAAATGTACTATAATTTTCTTCTGCTTGATACCAACACACTCCTATTAAAATTAATATTACTATTTCTATAAATATAGTTAAAACTATCATCTATTTTTTCTCCTTTACTCTATCTTCAAAATATTGCTTGATACATTCATCGCAAGTTTTTCCATTGCCTTGTTCGCATTTTGTTGTTACATTCAAATATAGGCAAAAATTAATATCATTTGTTGCTATGTGCCCAGCCATTAATTCAATTATTTCATCCTTTTCATTTAATAAATCCAATATTTCTTGTATATCATCAGTTTTTTCCTTGTTTTTGTAGTCTACATAAATTCCTGTATTTTTATTTAGTTCTAATCTTTTTATTGCTAATTTTTGTCTATCTGTCACAGATTATCCCTCCTCTAAATCATTAAATATTTTCTTATACTCTTTTATTGCATTTAATTTATTCAATATCTCTTTTACTTCATTAACCTCTAATAATTCAATATAATCCTTGTTGCTATACGAAATGTCAGAGTTCCCAGCATATTCTCCTACATGCACAAAAAAATGCCCTTTCTGTGTTTTATATAATGTATGTATGTATTTGGGATATGATTTAAAAAATAATCCATTGTGTTCTATTGGTTTTATGTATTTAATTATTTCTTCTGCATTTTCTGTATCATATACTTTGTTGTTTAATAAATATCTTCCCATATCTCACTTTCCTCCTAGATTCCTAATATTTTTTTACCTATTTTTATTCTTGCATTTTTTCTAATTTTATATATTTTTGCGCATTAATAATTGTTGCATCGTCTGGAAATTCTGCATTACCTTCAAACACAATTCTATATTCTTTATTATTTAATATTTCTTCTATCTTGTCTTTTACTTTTTCAATTGGAATAAAATTTTCTTTAATATATTGTGGTGTTTCTTCTTTAATTACTTTTTGACCTTCTAAAGTATCTAATAATTTATTCTTTAATTTTTCATTTTCTTTTAATACTCTTTTATAATCTGATAAAATATATCTTAAACTATTTTTCACAATGTCCTTTCTGCCACCAACTAAGACATAATTTCCTAAAATAAACTGTTCAACAATTAATACTGCAGAATTACTATCTTTATTATCCGAAAATTTATCAAGTGCTATTTTTATATCTTCTTCTATACTATTTCCCATTACATATATTCCTTTCTTAGAGCTGTACCACCAAAAATTTCTCCACATTTTTCACATTTCCAATTTTCTGGCATATTACAACTATCTTCACTTTTTCGTATGCACCTTTTGGTTGGATTGTTGTTTTTATCTAATTTATAATATCTTGTTAAAACACTTTCTTTAAAATATGTTAGTTTTTCACTGCCACAACAAGGGCACTTTTTTATACTATTTTCTATGCTACCGACATTTGTGTCGTTACCATTATTATTTTTTTCATTTATATCGTCTTGTAATTCTTTAATTTCATCTTCCGCTTCTGCTATTTCTTCTCTTATGTCTAAATCATCAGCATTACATGCTAATCTAGCTTCTTGTATTCTATGTAATTCTTCTAATCTCTCTTTCAATTCTTCTATTTTATTATTATTCATTTAATTTTCTCCTTCATCATAATTATTGAAATTTTTTAAAATCATATGTGCTAAATTTATTGCTGATTCTTTATTTATATATGTTTCAACAGCTGTTTCAGGCTATAAAAACACATAATTAATTCTTTATCATTAACTTCAGCTGCCATATATTTTTTGGGTTTCATTATTTCAACTTTTAATGGCTTATCTTTGGGACTAAAATTTTTATTAATTTTCATTATTTAATACCTCCTCTATATTTATATGAACATCTCTATCAATACATATTCTATCAGCCATACTAAAAATATATCTAACAGGTTTTATATGGTCTTTACTCAAAATGTTTATTAACTCATCTTTAGTATAAACCTGTTTACAAGTATCATCTTTGAATAAAATAAGATAATTACCTTCATTCATTTTTTCTACATATTCTTTATTTACTTCTGTTTTTAATTTACGAAGTTTTATAGTTTGTACTATTTTTTTCATCTAAACACCCCTCTTATTTTTTCTATACTCTTTTTGTTGTTGCAGTATTTTTTCTTTGTTTTTTTTATACCATTCTTTCTTTTTAATAATTAATTCTTCTTTATGTCTATTTTTATAATTTCTATTATTTTTTAAGACTTTATCTTTATGATTTTTATTCCAATTTTTTTGATACTCTTTTCTGTTTTCTTTATTTTCTTGATAATACTTTTTATTTTTTTCTTTTTGTTTTTCCTTATACGTATTTACTATCTTATATCCTAATTTTCTTAACCCATCACATATTGGCTTAAAAGTATAATCTGTATTATCCCATGTATAGTGAATTATTGTGTTATATATATTATTCTGAATTTCTTTATTATTTGTTATTTTATTTAATATTCTATTTATATGTCTATTTTTCTGACCTATTATTCTATAATTAGGATAATCATCATCTTCTTGATAAAATATATCCATATACCATTTTTGGATTCTTATAATATCTATAAGTTCTATTTTTGTTTCATCCATCCTAATTCCTCTACTTTCTTATTTATTGCTTGTAGTTCTTGAATTGATATATCACAACATTCTCCTGTTCCGTACCCTACTGTTACACTTTTATCTAATAATGCAAATACTATCTCCTTATACAAATGTAGTCCTTCTTTTTCATAATTTAATGTTGTTTTATTATTTTTTATAATTTCATATCCTAATTCTTCAAACATTTCATCAGCTGTTTTTTCTTCCATTATATATTCCTCCTCTCAAAATATTTTTCAAAATCTTCTTTTAAAATTACTTCTGCAATCACTTCTTTATCTCCACAAATAATCATTTGTAGTATTTCAACTTCTTTTACTTTTTCTAACCCTCTATTGCCTTTATCAACCAAATCATATTCGTCTGTAGAATATCCATACCCAGGTCTATAATAACATCCTTCTTTTCTCATTATTTTATTAGATAAAGTACTATCTAGATGAAAATTTATAAACCAACTTTCTTTATATGTTTTATATATTCCACCACTACAAGCATTTATTTTTAGATTTGTATCTCCTGCATTATAAGTATTAAACATATCTTATTTACTCCTTTACTATTAAATCTGCTTTTATCAAGTCATATAATATATTTAAATCATCTTTATTAGTCAACTTGTCAATTCTTATTATTCTTTCATAATCATATAAATAAATTACACTTTCATATACATAATTTTTAGCTTCTTTTGAACTATATCTATAAATATCGTTAATTTTTTCAAATCCAAACTTTCCAAGTTTCTTTAGATCTACATCATCTCTTATTTTTAACATATCTATTCTCCTACTAAATTTCTTCTAATTCATATATACTTGGTTCATCACAACCATTATAGTAAGAATAATGAACTAATCTTAATTCATCTCTACCTATTTCATTAAAATATTTTGCAAACATTCTTGAATACTTTTCAAATTCTGTATCTGTTAATAATCTTACATTTTCAAAATCTCCACTTGCTCCATATTCATAGTCTAGTTGATAATCTAAAAAGTACTCATATTCATCATTTTCATAATTCAATCCACTATTAATTGTAAAATCATTTTTAGTATGATAATTTTCTTTAACATTGTATTCTTTTAGTAATAAATCCCCTAACCATTCATCTTCATTTTTTAATTTGTCTATTATATTTTGAGGTATTTTAAACCTTACACATTTTTTTCTTACATAATCACTCATTATTCTTCTCCTCCTACTTTATAGCGATTAGCCATATACTGCTCTTTGGTTAGTATTGTTTTTATTTGATAATCTACAAATGTCTTACCTTTACCATAATATAAATAACAATAATTTGGTCCTTTATCTATCTTATGGATTAATTTTCCATTAACATAGTCTCCAGCTTCTACAACTTCTGATATTATCTTGCTGTGTTTTACTATATAATCTAATAGTGTCCACAATCCATTGTCTAATATATATATATCCTGATACAATTGAGTATCTTTATTAAATCCTAATCTTATTTCAATTATTTTTCCTATATTCCCTTTATTTGTTCTTATATATTCTCCTACTTTAATCAAATTTTCCATCTACACCTCTTTTTCTAGCATTTTGAACTAGTCTTTTAATTATATTGCTATAATATCTCTGTTCTGGTCTCAATAAATCTGCAAAATCTTCTAAATCATCTAGCTCTTTCGCTTTTCTTTTTAAAATTGCTTCCTTTTCTTCCTTATACAAGTTATCATCTACACCATTTAATTTTCTTGTTGCTATTAATTCTTCATCATCGATTACATCTGCCATATTTTTTCTCCTTTATCTTATTTTTAATTTTCCTTTTTTTAATAAATTAATTTCATTATCAGAAAATTCTAAAACCCCATAGTTAATATATTGAACTTCATTCTGATTCTTAATATTTTGCATTTTAACTTTACATTCTTTACTTAATCTACTATTTTGAATGCATTTAGAAACTTCTTTTATTAATTGTGAATTTGTAGATATTACTTCAACAACATCACTCTTTTTATTGTTAAAGTCTGTTTTTATTTGATTTTCTATTAATTCATCTTTACATGATTTTTTATAAAAAACACATTTTTCATTCCTGCAATAAAGCCTTTTTAAAGCTTTACATCTATTCCATTCATAAAATTTGCAATCTTTTCTTATCATCTGTACTAAAACCTCCCTAAAATCCAATAAACCATTAATCTATGTATTTTTTCGTTTTCTTCAAGATCGCAATCTTTTGTATGTTCTTTAAATAATCCCAATTTGTATAATCTATTATGTGCTTTCCATTCTCTAACCCAACTATTAATGCTTCTTTTGCTAACAAAACCTGTCCTAATTTTGAAAATTTCTAATATCAATTCCATAAATGTTTTGCTTTTTATTTTATACGGATCTAATATCCTTACATTTGCTGAATTATATTCTATATTTACTCCTAAAACTTTTATCTTTTCCATTTGAATCTCCTTTGTATTTTTTATTTATTTTCTAATTGTTTTATTGCTTCTTTAACACACTTACAACATAAGGCTGCTGTAATTTGTCCACATTTTGTCAACGAATGTGGTAAAACTACTATCCCTCCGCTTCGCTCTTCTTGCTTTTTATCTAGTCTTATTTCAGCTTTGCAATAATCACAAATGTAATAATCGTATAATTTAGTCATTTTACGATTTGTTATATTACTTCTTTCTCCCTCACTTTGAACTTTAGTGTATTTAGAAGGTGCTTTTCTGTATTTTATCTCAGTTATATCTAACACTTATTTACTCCTTTTTTAGTCTATTCTTGGTATATGATTCATATTTTCTTCTTCAAGAGCTATCTGCTCTGCTTTTTTGATATATGCAATGTATTTTCTTTTTTGCTTGTTTAATTGCGTAGTTCTTGATTTGCAATCATTTAAACTATGTTTTACTAACTCTACTTCTTTTTCTCTTTCTTCTTTTGTTAAACTTTTTAATTCTTTTGCTAATCTATACCCAGCATTTTGACTGCTGTAGATTACAACTCTTTTCTTTTTGAGTGCACTTATCCTGCTTCTTACTTCTCTGTCAGAAAAACCTGTTGCTTCAACTAATTCTTTTCTTGTTGTATATTTCTCAGTAGATAAATAATCTTTTATATCTATTACTTTTTGTTTCATTTGTTTTTTCTCACTTTCTATATTTCAGATAATGCATAAAATAATGCATTTTGACTTTCTTCCGATAATTTTTGATAATTTTCATTTCTTCTGCATTCAGAAAAAACTTTAATAAAATTTCGTTCTTCTACAAGTCTTTTTTTATATATATTAAATAAATTAATATAAATGTCTTTGTCTAGTCTATTTATGTTTGCGGTATTAACTACTGCTTTTGCTCCGCTTTTTACTACTTGATATACTACTATTTGTACTACTATTTATACTTTCAAAATTGTCAGTACAAATTTTATATTTGTTAGGACTTCCTTTTTTTCCTTTTTCATATTTAAAAAGTCCCGCTTCTATTAATTTGTCTCTATATGATATAAAAGTTGCTTCTCTTCTTATATCTAAGAGTGCCATCAATCTTTGGTTATCTACTGAAATCCATTCAACCCATCCGCATCTATTAAATAGTCCAATCATTTTGTACCATAATAATTGTGATACTGGTGGTAAATAATTTGTTTCGAGCCAAATCTCAAAAGCTTTCATTAAATCTATGTATGTCATTTCATTTTCCTTTCGTAAAAATAAAATTAAAGGGATAAACTATTGTCTATCCCTGGTGTCCATTTCTTTATATTCTTCTAACACTGCACTTTGAATCTTTTTTCTTAACTCATTGTCAATTGGATGTGCTACATTATAAAATTTCCCTTGCATATTTCTGAATTTTGGAAAAGCTATAAATAATTCTCCCTCTCTTCCTTCTACAACTTCAATTTGCTTTACACAAATTGCTTCATCTAGCACTATACTTGCAACTGCTTGTATACAGCCTGCATTTTTTAATTTTTTTATATTAATCTTTGTTACTCTCATTTTCTAATCCTCCATTAAATAATTTTTTTTAAATTCTTGCATAAACAACTCATGACTATATTTCTTTTCAAATATAATTTGAGCTTCATTCATGCATTTAGATCTTAATTCAATATCTAAATCATACTTTTGATGACATTGTCTGCAAATCGGTATAACTAGTCCATATTTCATACTCATTTGTCGATTTTTTCCCTCAAAAATTTCATTTAGATCGTCCTTTTTATTCACATTACATATGTAACATATCTTTAAATTATCTGTTATTATGCTGAATCTTTTATCTTCTAGTTTCTTTAACTTTTTAGATTTTTTCTTTAGTTCTTTTTGATTTTTGTATTCTTTATAAAAACATTCTGTACATTCTTTTAATTGAATTTTTTTTCTCTGTTTGATACAATAAAAATATTTTTCGTATTTTTTAGTTCTGATTCTGAAGTTAATACATTTCATATATTTCACTCTTTTTCTTGATTTTTCAATGTTTTTTTGATATAATTAAATTGAAAAATCATTAGTTATGTTGATTTTAGTTAAAGTTATCTATTTCGGTTTGGTCACTTGATTGGATAACTTTTTCTATTTCTTTGTTTTTTTGCTCTGCAGATAAGTTTGAATAAATTATTAAATTTATTTTTATCATTTTTTTCATTAATCTACTTGTTAATTTGCTATATTCTGTGCAAATTTGTTTATATTGTTCTATTATCTTATTGGTTTCTTTATCATTTTCTATATCTAATACAAGTGCTAATATTGTTAATAAAATCCAAGCAATTAATAAAAATTCCATTAAATTTCCTCCTTTATCTTTTTTATTTTTTGGATTATTTCATCCAGTTCTTCATTTTCTGTTTCTTTTTCCCTTAGCAAATAAGAAACTTGATTATCTTCAATAAAATAGATACTTACTTTTATTTCTTTAAAAAAAGAATCGTATTTTCTGCTCTGATAAATTTCTATATCAAAAAGTATTTGATTATTTTTTTTCTGAATTTCATCTGCTAACTTATAAATTTCTTCTATTTTCTCAGCTATTTCCATAATAATCACTCCTTTGCTTTTCAAACTAAGAATTTTGTAATCTTTTTTCTATTTTAAAAACAAATATAATGTTACAAACTAAAAATATATAAGCTATTTTAACTATAAAATCCATCGTTATTATATTTGATAAAAATTCCACTAAAAATCCTGCTCCAACTGGTAATACTACGAACATGGACATAAATATTATTCCTATCATAAATGTTATTATTTTTTGTTTCATTTCTTTCCCTTCTTTCTTATAAACTTGAAATATTATCTAAATCTGTTAAATCTTTTCCTTCATTCTGTTCTAAAAAATTCAATATTGTTGTTCTCCTAATTTTAAAACTTCCCAATTTTAAAGCTGGTAACATACCTCTTTTTATAAGTTCATAAACATAATTAGGACTTGTTTTTAATAATTTTGAAGTTTCTTTTACTGTGTACAATACATCTTCCATTTTTTCACCTCTTTCTATTTTGGTATCGGGTTGTGGTTATTTTTGTTCAAATAAATATTCTATTGTTTTATCTGGGAAATATTTCTTTTTAATTAAAAACATTTCTCTTTTGTTCCATTCTGTTTTTCCTGAAAATTTATTTCTTAAAGTTTCATAAGACAAATCTAAATCTTCATCTCTTGAAAAATCCATAATGGTTAAATTTTTTCTTGACATTTCTGCTTTCAAATTTTCAAACATCTTAGCACCTCCTTTTACGATATTTCGTAATTTCTGATATGATAATATACGATATTTCGTATTTTGTCAATACTTTTTTTACATTTTTTCGTAATTTTTTATTTACAATTATAAAAATATTTGTTATAATGCTATTTGAAAGGATTTATAAAAATGGATTTAATAGAAAAACTACAATTTTTAATGAAAAAAAATAATATAAAAAATATTTCACAACTAGCTAAAGAAACCAATATCCCATATACAACTTTAAAAAGTATCTTTGATGGAGATGTAAACGATATTAGACTAAGTACATCAAGAAAACTTTCTGAATACTTCAAAATTACACTAGATGAATTACTAGATGATGATATTATCTTAGATAATCAAAACTTTAGATTCGCTTCATACAATGGATTTAACTCTGATGGACTAGATGATACAGATATTGAAGAAATAAATAGATTTGTCGAATTTATAAAGAATAAAAAGAAAAATGAGGAAAAGAAAAATGGAAAATAATCAAATAAAAAAAGATTTTTTGAAAGATAAAAAAAATATAATCATTATTATTTTGTCTACATTATTATTATTATCTTTTAGCATAATAGGAGAAAATGACAAAACTTCTGGTGAAACAAATACATTAAATTCAAAAATTTCCAATCTTGAAACATCTCTTTCGACTTTAGAAAAAGAAAATAAAAATTTAAAAAGCGAAAATACAAATCTAAAACAAGAAAAAGAAAATCTTGAAACAGAAAATCAAAAATTAAAAGAAAATAGTAGTATGTCACAACAAACAATATTAAACACAGCAACCGAAAAAGAAACCACAACTCCATCTTCAGAAGATACGTCTGAAATTGTTTGGGTTGGTGAATCAGGAAATAAATACCATACTCAAAATTGTAGAACATTAAAAGGAGCAGGACATCAAATAACATTGCAACAAGCTTTATCCGAAGGCAGACAAGCTTGTAAAGTCTGTCATTAGACGATTAGGATAATACATATATTAAAAATTTGCAGAATTTATAAAAAAACAAGGAGAAGTAAATGGACGAAAATATAGTTGAAAGCAATATAATAAAAAATAAAAATGAAGCAATATCCGAATTAAACAAGTATCTAGATACTTGTCTTCTAGGTGATTCATCACATGTAAAAAAAGCAAATCTTCTTTCTTATTGGTTAAAGGACTATATAAAATACATAGATCAAGAAGAAACTTTTAACTCTACATTATTAAAAGAATATTCTCGAGGAGATGTTATTAAAGTAAATTTAGGTTTTAATGTAGGTAATGAAGAAGGAGGTCTTCATTATTGTGTAGTATTAGATAAGAAAAATGCTAAATCATGCTCTACTTTGACTGTTGTTCCTTTATCTTCAATAAAACCTTCATCTAAGCCACGAAAAACATCTGTATTTTTAGGTGATGACATATATATTACCCTTCAAAAAAAGAATAATGAAATTGGAAAAATAGTACAAAATTGCATTGATATTTGTAAAGGAGAAATAGATAACTTACATACACTCCCAGAAAATACAGAAGAAGAAAAAATAATAAAATACTATAAAATTCAAAAAATAAAAGATATCATAAATGCCAATGACGAAAAACTTGAATTATCTAGAAAAATAGAATTAGAACTTAACCAGATGAAAAAAGGTACTATTGCTTTAATAAATCAAATTACAACTATAAGTAAGCAACGTATCTACAACCCAAAAAAGGATCTTGATATATTGTCTGGTGTAAAAATTTCAAATGAAAAAATGCTACTAATTGATGAAAAAATAAAAAAATTCTTTATAAATTAGTATATTTTTCTTGACTACGAGTATATTATTTAGTATAATGTATTATAGAATACGTTGCTGTGTAATACTTGTTATTATGTACAGCATTTTAAAGAATACATTAGAATCTCGTAGCAATACGAGATTTTTTATGTTTAGATTATTTTACGGAGGAAAAAATATTGAATACTTTAGATATGTATAAAATCGCTGAGAATGAAAAAATAGATGTTTTAAATTATAAGTGGACTAATAATAAGGCTAGGATATTTGAAATTAATAATAATTATTATATTGCCTTAGATGATAAACAAATAAATAATAGTATTGAAGAAAAAGAAATTTTAGCAGAAGAATTACGGGCATTATTATTGTAATGCTTTATACTATCTTGATTCTGACAACATACAAAAGAAAAAATGTGAATATAGAGCTATGAAATGGGCTTATTCTATTTTAGTTCCATTTCAAAAATTAAAAGAAAAACTCATACAAGGTTTTAATTTGTATGAATTATCTGACTACTTTAATGTAGATTCTAAATATATGAATGAATGTATTAACTTTTATACCGAAAAATACGGTGTCTTAGTTTAATATAAATAAAAAAGGAATAGATGTAATCAAATCACCACAACCCGATACATTTATTCCCTACCAAACACTATTGAAAGTGAATGTATTAATATTATACAGAAAATGCTTTCACTTTTCAATAGTTTATTAAAAGATTTTATTGAAAAATGGAGGTATTTTTATGTCTGAAATTAATGTAAGAAAAAGAGGACAAAAATGGCAGTATCAATTCGAAGCTGCAAAAATTGAAGGAAAAAGAAAACAAATTACAAAATCTGGTTTTAACACGAAGAAAGAAGCTTTAGAGGCAGGTATTAAAGCTCTTGCAGAGTACAATAATTCTGGATTATATTTTAAACCAAGCGATATGTCTGTATCAGATTATTTTGACTATTGGTATGAAAATTATGTCAAAATAGAACTAAAAATTAATACTCAAGAAAATTATTATAATCACATCAAAAATCATATTAAACCTAATTTAGGGAAATATAAATTAAATTATTTAACCCCATCTGTATTAAAAGATCTTCTTACAAAATTTTATAAGGAGGGATTAAAAAAAGAAACTTTAAGAGGATTAAAAGGTGTCTTGTCTGGAGCTCTAAAATATGCAGTATACCCATGTGGTTTTATTAAAGAGAATCCAATGAATTATGTAACAATTCCTAAATATGATGAACAAGAAGAAGATTCAATTGAAGCAAAATGTATTACCAAAGAACAATTTAAAGAAATAATAACTCGATTTGACTCTTCGTCATGTTATTATCTTCCACTTATGATTGGATATTATACAGGTTTTAGAATAGGAGAAACTTTTGGATTAACTTGGGAGGATATTAATTTTTCAAATAAAACAATCTCAATAAATAAATCAATGTATTATAATGAAGAAACAAAATCATGGTATTTGGGAACTCCTAAAACAAAAACTAGCATTAGAACAATTGAAATCGGTGATACACTATTAGATCTTTTAAAAAAATGTAAAAAGCAACAATCTGAAAACAAATTAAAATATGGTATTTATTATACTAATTCATATGAGAATGAAGAAATAATTGACAATAAAAGATATAGAAGATTATACTTTTTACCTTCTAATATAACTACAATATACAAAAAAGTTAATTTTGTATGCGTTAGAGAAAACGGAAGTGTAATTACTCCTGGTACATTTAGATATGTATCAAAAATTGTTAATCATGAACTAGGAATTAACTTCTCATATCATTCATTACGACATACTCATGCTACAACTTTAATTGAAAATGGTGCAGAAATAAAAGATGTACAAGTTAGGCTTGGACATTCAGATATCGATACAACTTATAACCTTTATGTACATCACACTCCTAAAATGAGCCATAATTCAGTTCAAATATTTGAACAAGCTGTAAATTAAAATAAGAGTCAAAATGACTCTTATTTTTTATTATTCTTGTCAACCATTAAAAACTTTGGTTGACAAATGGTTGACATTTTCACTTTTTCCACTATGCTTTCATGTTGAAACAAGCTTGTTTCTAATCTCCTGTTATTTTATATTCAATATCTTCCATGTGTGGAAATATTTCTTTCACTCTTTTTAATGTAAGCATTGTCATTTTAGGTTGTGGATTTTTAGGGTCATCTGACAACAATTTTTGTGTATAGCAATTTTTGGCAGTTCTAAATAATACATATCGATTTCTTACATACGTATAATAAATTTGATATCCATTTTTTAAATCTAACCACATATCTTCAAATGTATAATTTTCCAC